CTTAAATGCACCCATAGTGTTTCCGTATGCTGCTATAATATAATCAAATGCATTATTAGTTATACAAACAGGTGAACCTCCAACTTGCTGTCCTAAAACAATTGGATAAAATTGATAAACAGAAGCATTTGAATCTAAACGATAAATATTACCGTAATCACTTGTTACAACAATTGTTCCGGTTGTAGAAACTACTGGTCCTGCTAATTTGTTTGATTGACCTGTATTGAATATCCATGAAACTCTGTTATTATAAAGTTTTGATAAAACACCGTTTTCAGCCATATAATAAACTTCTCCAAGCGGTCCAAGAGCAGGTTGAACTTCAGCGTTTAAAGCAGAAAATGTTAGAGATGTAGTTGTTAATACATTTGAAACTACCGAAATAGAATTACGATAACCGGTTGTTATAAAATGATCATTAAATTGACGTGTTGGAATAGTTATTGGATATGTAGGAGGTGTAGGTTGTGGAGGATATACTGGAGGAGGAGTAGGTAAACAGTAAAATGGTGTTACTGGACAATTTACAACAGGTGGAGGACAACAAAGAACAAATTTACTTAAGTTAATTGGTTTTTTAGAATTAGTAAGACCCCAACCAAAACGCAAACGAGGATTAAATGGTTCTACGATACTTTTACATGTATTTGTAGGATAAGGTTGTAAAATAGGAATTTGTTGACGAGGTGGTGGAGGTTGATAACCATTTCGTTCAAGTAAACTAAAAGTTACTTTATAAAGTGTACTATTTCCAAATGCATTTGAAGCAGATAAATAAATGTCTCCAAATTGATCAGAAGATACTGCATTTGTTCCACTTAATGTAAACATCTGTGGATTTGTAGTAGGAACATAAGAACTCATACCGTTTCCTGCAACACGTAAAATAGTACCAAGATAATCATTAATTACATGAACTCCATCGTTTTCAGTATAAAATACATTATTTTCTGAAGTAGCAACATTACTTATTTTTGAAGAAACACCAACTGTAGTTAATAAAACAAAATTAGGTTGATTTGATAAAAAATCATAATAGTAAATTGAACCAAAACCTGAATCTATAGCATAAACTCTCTGTTCGTTTGGAGATAAAGTTATACCTTTAAAGTTAAGTGCAGGTCCTTGATTTAGAAACAAAAGATTTACAAATGAGTTTCCATAATTTTGCATTGTAGAAATAGATGTTCCATTTCCAGTTACTAAGTATACACTTCCCTGAGAATCTACAGTTATGTTTCCAGTATTATCCCCGAATTTATAAATATCACTATCTACTGGAACTGATAGGCTGTATGGAGCTCCTATAATAGGAATAGATGCTAATGAAATACGTAAACAATGGTTATCAAATGGAGCGTTCACGAATAAATATTTTCCATTTCGATCAACTGTTAAACCTGTAATTTCTCCTGAAAGTGTTCCTGTAAACCCTGTAGGAATAATTCTATGCATGGAAGTCACATCTGTATATTCATTATACATGTATATATGACCGTTTGAAGTTCCAACAAATACAATGTTGTAATTACTTCCTATGTTATTGTATGGAGAAGGAGCAACTGCTAAGGAAGAAATTTTATCCGTATACGTGTATGCCCCTATATTAGAAATAAGGCTCATTATAATGAAAGTGGGTATTATTCTACCAACTACATCCCACAAAAGAGATTGGAAGTATCCTAGAAACTCCTATTTTCTGCCTATGTTGGCAACATTTGTAGAAACAATGTCTCATAATCATACTTACGTTTTTTATGTAGGCTACGATAGTGATGATGCTTTTTATACACGAAAAGATGTTCAAGATTTCTTCAAACGAGTGTTCTCTGATATTCACTGGATTCCTCTTGACTTTCCAAAAGGTCATGTAACATTAATGTGGAATGAACTTGCTACAACAGCATACAATGATGGTTGTGATTACATATACCAATGTGGAGACGATATAAAGTTTTTGAAAACAGGATGGGTAGATGCATCTATTAAAATGTTGGCAGCAAATGGAAATATAGGTATTGTAGGACCACAGAATGATGGAAATGTAAATATTTTAACACAAGTTATGACTCATCGCACACACATGGATATATTTGAAGGAAAGTTCTTTCCACCAGAAATCAAGAATTGGTATTGCGATGACTGGATAAATGAAGTATATCCTCGTTTAAGACTTCCACCTGAATACAGATGTTGTAACACAGGTGGAGATCCAAGATACGAAATAGTAGAAATGCGTAAAGAATGCTCAGAACTTGTAAGAAAAGGCAGAGAGAGGGTAAGAATGTACATACAACAAAGAAATAGTGTCGTGAATAATAGCACCCCAGTAAGCAGCGTATAAGTTAGTTCCGAAACCAAATAACATCGTTAAAATTAAGACAATAGATCGTAAAAAAGTATTGATAAGAACATTACCCGTAGGGAACAAGAAAGGGTCCATATTTTATGAACGGAGAAAATATTTTCTTAACTTCGAACGAGGGCGTTTTTTTATCTCTCGCCGCGTGAGTGGATTAGAAAAAAATAATCTTGATATGGAACATAAACACAAATGGGAGGTGGTTTAATGCAGCTCGTCAGCTACGGTGCTCAGGATATTTATATCTCTGGTAATCCACAGATTACCTTCTGGAAGGTTCTCTACAAACGTCACACTAACTTTGCAATGGAAGCCATTGAAGTTACATTCAACGGTCAAGCCGACTTTGGTCGTCGTGTCACTGCCGTCATTAGTCGTAATGCCGATTTAATGTACCGCACATACATCCAAGTTACTCTCCCACAGATTAACTTAAACACTGCTGGTTCTCAAGGAACTCGTTTCCGTTGGCTCAACTATGTTGGTCACCGTTTAATCAAACAGGTTGAAATTGAAATTGGTGGTTCTCGTATTGACCGTCAATATGGTGACTGGATGCAAATCTGGACCCAGCTCACTCAACCAGTAGGTACCCAAGTATCATTCGATGATATGGTCGGTAACTCCGCTGATCTCGTCTTACTCAAGGATACTGCAGGTATTGCATTAGATGCAACATGTGCTGCTTCTGAAGCCACCAACTCATGCTTATCTCGTGCTGGTACACCACTCAAGACTCTCTACATTCCTCTCCAATTCTGGTACTGCCGCAATCCTGGTTTAGCAATTCCTTTAATTGCTCTCCAATACCACGAAGTCCGTATCAACGTTGAATTCGAACAGAACTACAACTGTTGTTATGCAGATGTCCAAGTTGGTGACTTCTCTGTTATGCCAACATACCCATCAACCATCCAGCTCGGTAATGGTGTAACTGCTGTCTCCCAACTCCAATTAGTTGCTGCCTCCCTCTACATTGATTACGTCTACCTCGATACTGAAGAACGTCGTCGTTTCGCCCAGCAATCACACGAATACCTCATTGATCAACTCCAATTCACTGGTGATGAAACCGTCACTGCATCTTCCAACAAGATCCAGATGAACTTCAACCACCCTGTAAAAGAATTAGTATGGATTGTTCAACGTGATTCCTTCGTTGACTGCAATGCTCCACCAACCCCATGGATCATGGAAGCCCTCGGTCAACAGCCATTCAACTACTCTGATGACTGGACCACTGAAGGTATTGTAACAGCCGTTCTCGGTCGTGGTGCATTAGCCACAACAACTGCCAATGCAGGTGTAACACAATCTGTACCAACCTTCTCTGCCTCTGCTGGTTCTGGTGCTGGTGTTCCAGGTTTTGCATACGCCCAATCCCAAATTGGTGGTCTTGGTGTCGCAGTTGGTTCTGGTCTCACAACTGGTTCTGGTATCTACAACACTGATGGTTCTGCTGGTGATGACAACTTCTTCGAAGGTACTACCAACTACTTACTCGCCAAGGTCATTCTTGCCTCCAACGTCAAATGTGAAGGTAAGAATCCAGTCGAAGTCGCCAAGGTCCAACTCAACGGACAAGATCGTTTCGACGAACGCGAAGGTCGTTATTTCGACAAGGTACAACCATGGCAACACCACACTCGTACACCTTCTGTCGGTATTAACGTCTACTCTTTTGCCTTGAAACCAGAAGAACATCAACCATCCGGAACATGTAACTTCTCTCGTATCGATAAGGCCACACTCAACCTTACCCTCTCCGTTAACACTGTACAACAACAGCGCACTGCCAAGGTCCGCATCTACGCAGTCAACTACAACGTTCTCCGTGTTATGTCCGGTATGGGTGGTCTTGCCTACTCCAACTAAAGTGGCAAGTATGTATATATTTGCTTGGTTTTTGAGTTTTAATGTCTAAAAATTAAAAAATAAATAAAAAGTAGTCCAATAGGGCTCAATACATTACGCAATTACGTGCTGTATTGAACTACTATATAAATGATGATAAGGAAAGAAGATATTATAACAACTGATGCTTATCTACAAGCATTTTCAAATAATTATTTTAAAATAGATGTACTTATTTCTCGTGTTCCTATTTACTGGAGAGGAAAGTTACATTATTCTCCAACTCCTCATAGTAAACTTTTAATTACAGGACATGGAGATCTAGGGGTTACAAAAGAATTATTTAGTATTTATTCTCCAAGTGTATGGTGGACTGTTAATAAAGAGTTTGATGATAATCGTATTCATTCTTTACCGCTTGGAATTACAAATAATTGCAATGATACACATATTCATCCAATATACGGAAATCTAGATATTATGGTAGATGTTATGAACACGCCTCGGAATATTAAAAACAAAGTTTATATGAACTTTAATGTGTCTACGTATCCAAACGAACGTCAATCTGTATACAATTATTTTAAAAATATGAAATGGGTCACGGAAGGACAGATTGTAAATACTCTTGAAGGACGAAAGACTTTTCTTCAAGATATACGTAATCATGAATTTGTTTTATGTCCACGAGGAGGAGGTATTGATACACATCGTATGTGGGAAACTCTTTATATGGGAAGTATTCCAATTGTAAAACGTCATATAGCTATGAATGACTTTTCAGATCTTCCTATATGTTGGATTAATGATTGGTCAGAGGTAACTCCTGAGTTTTTAGATTCTGAACTAAAAAGAATACAATCTGGAATATTCAATATGGAAAAATTAAAGATTGGTTATTGGATTAAGTCAATACAAGATAGTATAAAATAGATTTAAACATAATTATACTTGAAGTATAGAATGCGTATTACTACAGTGCTTACAGCAGTAAATAATAATCCTGAATATACACGATTTATACCAATTTTCATTTATATGTGGAAAAAGTTTTATCCTCAGATAAATGTACGTATAATTTATATTGGAAATGATCTACCTATAAGTTTACATACTTTTTCAGATAATATTATAGTATTTCCACCTATTGAAGGTGTTTCAACAGTATACACTGCTCAAACTATTCGAATATTATACCCTGCTCTTTTAGATGAAAATGAAACAACTGTTATTACTGATATGGACATGCTTCCAGCAAATAAAACCTATTTTTCTTCGTTAATAAACGAAATACCATCAAATACATTTCTTATGTTTCGTGATTTACGTTGTGTATCTCCAGATCAAATTCCAATATGTTATAATGCTGCATCTACATCTATATGGAAAAAGGTATTTGGAATAAATAGTATAAATGATATTCGTAGTTTCTTGAGAGAAAAATATGATCTGCAAACAGACGGTATACATGGAGGTCATGGATGGTATACAGATCAAGTTCTTCTAAGAAAACATGTATTTTCAAGTGGAGTTTCTTTATTAACACTTAACGATAATGGGTACAAACGTCTTGATATTTATGATCATAGATATAACATACCTTTATTTATTGAAAAATTAAAGACAATGTCATATTCAGATGCTCATCTTTATTCACATGAATGTCCATGGTCTCTTCATGAATTAGATATTATTTGCAAATATATGAACTAGAAATATAATTATTTTAACAAGGGTTTATCATAAATATAAATGAATACATCATTTATATCAGGAGCATACTATCAAGAAAAATGCAAATGGAATCTTGATAATCGTTATCCTATTAGAAAATGGAGAACTCCTTTTGAACTTACTACAGGAGATACGGTGTTTCTTAAAGTAAGTGATATATCTCATTTTTTAGGAATGCGTATAACAAAAAAGGTATCATTAGTTGTTCATAATAGTGATGAGTCATTTACCGAACAACTATACAAACTAGTAGAACCATATGTAACTAATGTATCTGCTGTAAATTGTGTAACACCTCTCGCAAAACAACTTCCACTTGGTTTACGCGATCATCAATATGCTAGTCATCATGTTTTACGAGCAGTAATGAATGAACCACAACCTGAAAGAACAATACTCTGTCTAGTCAATTTTCTCATAGATACAAATCGTCCTGAGAGAGAAGCAGTCTATAATGAATTCAAAGATCATCCATTATGTACTGTTCAACATGAGTATATGCATTATCCACTTGGTAAATCTCTAAACTTTGGAGATCCAGAAACACAGCAACGTCGTTTTAACTTTTATCGTGATCTAAAACGTAGTAAATATATTTTATGTCCAGCAGGAACGGGTATAGATACACATCGTGTATATGAAGCAATTTTACTAGGAGCTATACCTATTGTTCGTTCATCTCCACTTGATCCTCTTTACTCTACTATGCCTATTCGTATCGTAAAAGAATGGAAAGATGTTAAAGATATTTTAAGTTCTGAACATAAATGAATGTTTTCTCTTTTACACTTTATGGTTCAAATCCAAAGTATACAAAAGGTATGATAGAAAACGTAAATATTATACAGAAAAAGTTTCCAACTTGGTATGTTTATATTTATTATTTTGATATTCCCATGTGGGTAGAAACAGTTCTTCGAAGATATTCAAATGTTAAAATGATTCATGCAGAGTTTCATGATATACGGGCAAGAATGGAACGCTATTATCCAATTGATAATCCAGATGTAAGCATTATGATTGTTCGTGATTCCGATAGTCGAATACATGATCGTGATGAATGGTGTATTCGTCAATTTTTAGAATCAGATAAAGTTCTTCATATGATTCGTGATCATCCTCATCATGATTGGAAAATTATGAGTGGATTATGGGGAATAAAGAAGGAAGGTGTTCCGTTTAATTTTCGTTCAAAAGTTCATGAATATTTAAGAAATAATTCTATTAAATGGTGTTCAGATATGGATTTTCTTGGAGATACTGTATATCCTATTTTATCAAGTAAATCTTTAGTTCACGGTATGATTCGTATGAGTAATGAGGAAACTTTAATTGAAATACCATTTCCAGTTGTTAACCATGATTTCTGTGGACAAGTTATGGACTATCCTGATGGATCCGATGTCCCTCGTCATATATACCTAGATCGCTAGGAGGACACATGACTGTATTCTTATCATGATTAATACGTTTATACTGTTCAAAATAAGATTCATCTTTGTGATGATGATAAATTGGAATTTGTTTACATGGATTTTTGAGTGTATAACCTGCAATTGTAAACTCAAACATCAAAACATTTTCTGCACCAAAAAGGTTTTGTTTAAAGTTAAGTCTTGGATAATTAATTCTGGTTAATGGAAGTCTTGTAATAAACGCATCATGTGAACCTCCATAGTTTTCGATTTGATAACTATCAGAACGCCCATCAAATACATTATGACGAGTAAGTGCAAGTAAAACCATATTATTAACCCTATTCAGAATCATAGGATTAAAATATCCAATTTCTATATCTGTATTGCAAATACATATAACTTTACCATGTTCTATATTATTATTTGCATACTCAAACATCATACCATAAGTAGGTTGATAAGGAACTACAAAGTATATTGCTTTTGGAAATAGAGTTTTAAAATATCTTTCATCTTCTTTAATTCCTAAAAGATGAACTGTATTTATATTTGGATTACTAAAATGTGTTCCTACACAATACTCTATTTCTTTTTGTCTCTGTTGTTTACGAGGACAACTTTCTAAGTTTTTATAGCGCCAGACTTGTACAATAATATCCATTAATTATAATATGTTTATTCTTGTGAAACTTCCTTCGCGAGGAAGACCGCAAAAACTTCTAGAAGTTTTAAAACTTTATATATCACAGGCAAATGACCTTAATCAAATGTCATTTATGATTACTCTTGATTCAGATGATTCAACTGTCACAATGGATTTAATTAATTCGCTCATATCGATACATCCTAATGTTCAAGTACATACGGGAATATCAGGAACAAAGGTAAAAGCAATTAATCGTGATATGGAAAAAGCTCCTTTTTTTGATATTTTACTGTTGGCATCAGATGATATGATTCCAATTGTAAAAGGTTACGATACTATTATTCGTGATACGATGTATAGATATTATCCAACAACTGATGGAGTTTTGTGGTTTAATGACGGATTTCAAAAAAATGGTCTAAATACACTTGTTATAATGGGTAATAAGTATTACAAACGTTTTGGATATATTTATAACCCTATTTACAGAACTGCATGGTGTGATAATGAATTTACACAAGTAGCAAACTTATTAAAAAAACAAACATATTTTGATCAAGTAATTATACAACATCAACATCCTATACATGGTATGAGTCAAGTAGATGAAACATATATTAAAAATGATATTGGTGGAGATGAAGATACTGAAACTTACAACAGACGTAAAAATCTTAAGTTTGGAATAAATACATTTTTAAAATTAGATAGTCCACGTATAAAAATATATAAATAATTTCTGCTATTTGTTTTAATGAAAAGTATTATTTCAAAAATAATTCCGAAAGAATACAGACCAAATCATGTACTAACAACTCGTTATATAGAACAACAACCTACATATACTGAGTATGAAAATCTTCTTCCTTCATTATGCGACTACAACGACCTTGTGTGCCTTGATGAAGATACTCTCATGTCTAACATGACTTACCATTATAATGCTTGTATTGTTCCATACAAAGAGGGATATAGATTATTTTACAGAACAGGAATTGAACCTAAAATGATTCATGATTATATTGCAACTTGTTTACTTACTAAAGATCTTAAAGTTGTGAAAGATTCAAATAAAATTGTAAAAACCTACTCAAACGGAGAACAAGTGATGAAAGATATGAAGCAGATGTTTTATCAGCATAATATGATCAACGATAGTCAACATTGTGAAGATCCTCGCGCAGTTGAGCATAAAGGTTTTTGGTATTTAACATATACTGATGGTTTCAGAGTAGGTATTGCAAAATTAGATTTAGAAACTTGTGAAACAATGTATTCACATTATTTATTCCCTCCTCAAACTGTAAAAAATGGGATATCCGATGGTCGTGAAAAAAACTGGATTCCTTATTCAGATGGAGACTATCTGTCTTTTATTTATTCTGATAATCCTCGAACAATAATACGATATACAGATAAAGAAACATATCTTGAACAATCTCCTTTAATAACTAAATTTCCTAAAACTGATTGTGAATTTGGTACAGTAAGAGGTGGTTCTACACCTGTTAAATATGATAATAATCATTATATTTGGTTTTTTCATACTGCATCTGATCTTAAATATACTTGCGGTGCATATATTACATTAGGTTATGAAAAAGTAATATATGTATTTAAAGATCCTATTCTTGTAGGTCAACCACAACCTAAATTTTTAACAAAAAAGACAATAAAAAATAATATTGTATATCCATGCGGAGCAGTAGAAACAGACTCTGGATGGATAGTTTCATTTGGAATCAATGATTATAAAGTTGGATTTTTACCTATAAAAAGAAGTTTAATTGAAAAAAATATTCCTATTCATGTTATTAAAAGTATTCAAAGTAAGAATCCTCCACCATTACCAATTTCTTAAAAAACTGAAACTATTTAGTTGACTTTTTATTCCAGAAAAACTTAGTATTATTAGTTTTCTTAACAACAGGTGGAGGAGGTACATAATCAGGTTGTATATCTAAATGACGAACTGAATTTGTATCAAGTTCTGTTAAGTATACACCATCAATAGTTTTAAGTTCATTACTAAATATATTATTAAAAGAACCTCCATTTTGAATTGAAGTTCTTAATTCTCTTAAATTATAATTATTTCCTTCAGTCCAAGTTTTGTTTCGTTTTAACATATCTAAAGTTAAATGTGTAAGATCATTTCTTCCGTCTGGAACTATTCGTTCAGTTATATTATATTTTTTCATTAAAAAGTTATATTCATCTTGTGATAGTAAAGGATCAATTCTACAAAAGGTAACATCATTTTGATCTATGTTCTCAGTTTCATAATAGAAAGAATTACGAATATAAAGTAAATTTACATTATTTTTTTCAAGACGCATTCCTAAATTGTAATCTTCACCTCCAAGTGAATTACAAATTTCATCATAACCATTTACATCTAAAATTGTTTTGAGAGGTATACTTATATAACCAAAAAAATTACTTCCACTAATATTTGCTGTTGGACCTAAATTCCATCTAGAATCTATACCTGCAGGGTGTTCTGTTAATGTAACAATATTTCCATCTTCTACATTTAAGTTAAATACTTTTTTATAACCGTACGCTACTGTTTTATTTGTATTGCATGAATTTATAATAAAACCTAATAGATTTGGAGACATAACGGATAAGTCATCAACAAAAACTAAGTAATTATATTTTGCATAACATACACCTGTATTTCTAGCAGAACCAGCACAGAAATAGTCTTTCTGTGTTAACTTATATTTACCCTGCCAAGGACTTGGTTTTGGTTCCACATGAACATAATCAAATCTATCTTTTACCTTTTCTGAAAATAATTGTTTTCTTGAAGGATCATTCTGTAATTGAAAATCTACAATTACAATCTGTATACTAGTAATAGGATATGACAATTCACCTGCTTGATTATATAATGAATCCAAAAACCATTCAATTTTAGGATAAATTCTACAAGTACTGTAGATAAATGTTATCATTCTTATTTATAATACGATTTAAATAATTTAAGTTTTTCAACACATTATGAAACGCGTTTATATAGATATATCATTGTATTATAATTTAATAATGAACCACGTGAAACATCGTTATGAAGCAATATATAACAATATAGGTGGTTGGTGCACCGTTGAGAAAGCAAATAAATTAATTGATTTAGTTGATCAAACAAATCCTAACCTTGTAGTTGAACTTGGTGTATTTTACGGTAAAAGTTTAATAGCTCTTGCTATGGCTTCTAAGCAAAAGAATCCATTCAGTGTTTGTATTGGTATTGATCCATGGAAAGCAGAACATTGTTTAGAAGGAAATAATGATAAGGCAAATAATGATTGGTGGGCTAAAATAAATTATGATGAAGTATATACATCTGCTTCAAAGTTAATGGAAAGAGAAAATGTTAGTTCTATTGTAAGATTATGGAAACAAAAAAGTTCAGAAGCAGCTAGTATATTTAAAGAAAATTCTATTGATATTCTTCATCAGGATAGTAATCATAGTGAAGAAATTACATGTGAAGAAGTAGAACTTTTCTGGAATAAAGTGCGACCAGAAGGAATTTGGATTTTTGATGATACTAACTGGCCTACTACTAAGAAAGCACAAGGACTGTTAGTTAGTAAAGGTTATACTGAAATACATAATCATGAATTAAATGGTCAAGCATGGAAAGTATATAAACGAAATCTACTTTCTGTTTAAAAATGATAATAGTTTTGGTTTTGATATTGGTTTAGGAATAACAGAAGAAATTAATATTGAGTTTTTCTGTTCTTCTGTTCCATAATCGATTAAATAGGGCCATGAATCTCTTGCAAATGGGTATGGTGTAAAATCTAAAAGAAACATATTTGTATAATCTACATTTCCATCTTCTGGTTGAGAAGAGTGTTTTGGACTTGGTCTTTGATATATCATAGAAGGAACTAGAACAAACCAATTATCTCTTTCAAATAGTTTATTCCAGTAAACATCAAGAGCATATAAAGATGTATCCTCTGTTTCTAAAAGAAATTTAAATCCCTCTTTAAAATTATTTAATAAAACTGGCATATAGTGCTTTTTTATCAAATAACAACCAGTAGTATTACACCCCTTTAATTTTAATGTAGTTTGATCCCAAGTAACAGCAGATGCTCCTAAAACAATTACATCAAATGGATTTCTTGTAAGAACTTTTAACTTATTATATCCTTGTTCATATTTATTCCAAGCAGCATCATCTTCAATAACGAGAAGATTATCCCAATCATTTTTAATAGCCATTTCAAGAACAGCAATATGACTTCTAACGCATCCATTTAAACCAGATGCATCGCGGATAGCAGGAAATCTTTCTAATTTATCACCAAAAATAGGTCTAAAGTCATCTTCAATAAACTTCATTCTATCTGGTCTACAATCTAAATTAATATAAATAACTTTATCAATAAATTCCCACATTTGTTATTGTTTAGAGAAGATTATGACTTTATTTAACGGACCTGTCTTAGGACTTTCGTCTTTAATTGAAGTTATTAAAAAGTTATTTGATATAGGATCAATAGAAGCCCCACTATTCCAAACAAAGTATCCTCCAATACATTTTGGTATTATTAAATTACTAAAATAACTATTTCTATTATCATCACCAATTTCAGAAATACAATAGTTGCTTATTACAAAAATATTTTCAAGATTTTTACCATGTTGAAAACAGTCTTCAAATATAACAGATAATGAAATATCAAAATGTTTTAAATAAAACGCTTGAAGTAATTGAACTTGTGGAATATCTAACACATGATACTTTAGATTTTTTGAATAACCTTTAAGTTTTATAATAAAATCTAAAGCAACAATAGATCCTCCATAACCTGCTCCTATTTCAGCTAAAGAAAAATCATTCATAAATGGAAGATGTTTAAATATTTCATTTGCATAGTAAAGGTAACGAATACAAGTAGGTGATGATACTATTTTTCTTCCAGAAACATTATATTCATAAACACTTGGACAACCAATTGCATCTACCATAAAACAATATCTTTGTATATCATCTATATTTATCCCTTCTTCCACTAATTTTTCTAAAAATATTTTTGCATCATTACCTTGAACATGTTCAAGCATATGATGAACTGTAATATTATTTTTCCAATCAGGAATATTACCTAATGAGATTAGTTCACATTTTTGCGAAAAATCAACATATAAGTTATCTACCATTTTATAAAATGGAGAAAATAGTTATCCCAAAATTAATAGGAGGCATTGGTAATCACTTATTTACTTTAGCAGCAGCAATTGGATATTGTGAAAAAACTGGTCGTTTGTTAAAAATACATAAAGAATGGAAAGGTGGTAATCCACATTGCAATGAGAAAATGTATACATCTGATTTATTTCCAAATTTAGAGGTAATTTCAAATATTGATCTAAATAGTCTTAAAAGTATCACATGTAGATGTTTTGAATATGGTGAAATTCCTGATTTGGAAGATAAAATAGTTATATTAGATGGTTATGGACAAAACTTAAATTATTTTCCATATGATAGTTGTATTTTAAAAAATATTAAAAATTTTTTACCAAAAGTATTTATTGATTATAGTAATCTAGCTTTTATTCATATTCGTAGAAACGATTATGTTGGTAATCCATATCTAGATTTAGATTTAACAGAGTATAGAAGAAAAGCATTAAATGATCTAACATCTAAAAATCCGTCGGTAAGAATATTGATATTGAGTGATGACTTACAATGGGCTAATGAGAATATACCTAAATTATATGGAAATCTTAATTGGGTATTTTTAGAAAGACAAACAACTGGTATGGAAACTCTCTATATTATGTCAGAATGTAAAACAGGATGTATTTGTGCAAATAGCACATTAAGTTGGTGGGGATCTTGGCTTTCTGAGAGTGAAAATATTTATATGCCAAAACCATGGTCTACTATAGATATTCCAAATCATCAAACAAATCTTTATCCTAAAAATGTTACAGTCATTGATGTATAAATCTATTTTTATGAGTTATTGAACCCAAAAAAATAAATTTAGTCTAATCAGACCTTAATTTATTTTTTATTTACTTTTTTTGTATTTAAGCCTTCAAGAAATGAACTTTTAAGAAGGATTGGAGATTGAGGTAGGTAACTGTATCTTTGTCAGTGACTCGTAAGAGACGAGAGAGAGCACCGTCTGGGATGATGTGACGCTTGTTGGCAGGGTCGAAGCAAGAATGAGACTTAACGTAGTTAGAAACAAACTTGGTGACTTCAGTTTGGGAGCGTTGAGAACCAGCTGGTAAGCTCATGAAGGAACAGAGTTCACCAGAGAGTGCGCGTGGTTTTAAGAAGGCATTCTTGGCACGACGAGCTTCCCAAGCAGCGCGTTCTTCTTCAGTCATTTCAGAGACGTCTTTCTTTGCACGACGTTTGCGTTTAGCATCTTTGACTTCACGGGCGGCAGTCTTGGCGGCTAAGAGGGTTTCTGCGATGATTTCTTTGAGTTCATTGGAGAAGCGTGCACGAACATCACGGAGACGTTCAACAACACTTCCAATGGAAGAAGAAGGAGCAGAAGCTTCAGTTGTTGCAGCAGCTTCTGCGGCTGGGGCAGCTACAGTTTCGACAGTTGGTACAACAACTTCGGTCTTTGCTGCGGTCTTGCGGGCAGCTTTTACTTTTGGTTCAGCAGCGGCTGGTGCTGGTGCTGGTGCTGCGGCTGCGACAGGTTCTACAACCTTTTTAGAAGCGGTCTTCTTTGCGGTCTTGGAGGCTTCGGTGCTCATGTTTGAATTAGAATGAGATGGCTTTGCTGACATTTCTAACGCGGTTATGTATACTATGGTAGGGCAGCGCGTAAATAGGTTTAAAAAATTAATATCCATTCCAATCTGGAAAAACATATATATCACCGTGCCATGTCAAAAAATCTTTAGGATAGAAGATTGTTGAATAGAAACCTAAAACTGCTATCATCCAAGAAAAAGTTCCACCTGCTGTTACTATATATTTACAAGTGCTTCCAAATTGTATAGTTTGAACTTCATCAGTTAGCAAAATATTCAATTTATACTTATTTACTAATCTTTCAATAAGAGGATCATTAATTGAGTCTGTTGAAATAAAACCATTTTCAAAAGATATCGAACTTAATACTTTATCATAATAATCAAAACCAGGAGTTAAATTTCTATCTTGTAAATCACCTAAACGGACATGAATGTATACATCATTATTATTATTGTATCGATTGGCAAATATATTGTTATTTTTGATAGTTTCTTTATTAATATTTTCTCGAATACGTTTAGCTGTTTCAGGATTTTGAAAATATACATCTGATAAAATAATATTTACACCTGAAGTTTGTCCATCTAAAACATAATTTATATTTTCGTCTGTAAGTAAAATTGTTAATTCAAATTGATTAGATCCTGTAAAAAAGTTAAAACCAAGTTTTTTAAAAATTTCTGAATAACCATAATTTGCAGGAAGATTATACATTCTAGTAATCATATCTACAACCATATTTTGAAAAAATCTATTTCCTAATCTACCAGAACATGATGTTGTATCCAACATTCTATTGTAATAGTAGTTAAATATTGCGTAAAATACAAATACATGTGGGTTTATTTATTAATGCTTCCTGCATTCGTATACGCTACATCTTGCGTTGATTCAAATCCAAATATTTCTGCTATGGGTGTTTTACCTCCTTGTTATTTAGCATCTGTTTGGTATCCACAAGCAAATGTTCAAACATCACAATCTTACTATTTCAACGCTACTACAAACGGTTCATGGTTAGTTGGATTTACCTTTCGTCAAGATCCAGGTTTCTGGACATTTAAAAATCCTAGTTTAACTGCGGTTATTCCTTACAATCCAACTGAAATATTACAGAATGCTAATCTATCACAAGGTGGAAATATCATTGTAAATGGTGCGTCTATAAGTGCTCCTCTTAATTTTCAAGTTTGGTTTCAAGCAGGTCAACCTCCTCCAGCAGCAGGGACTTGGTCTTCAGGTCAATGGTATGACGGTGCAGTTGGGACATTCGACGGTATTTATCAAGGTGTTTCAGTAACGCAAGATACACAGTATAAGATTTCATTTAACTTAACTGGAACAAATCCATCAGACGGAAAGGGAATTCAGTTAGGTGTATATGCTCTTCCTTGTGCTAATACTCTAGGCCCAATAACTTCTTGTATTCCTCCAACAACTCTTGGATTTGGTGTAGCTGTTCCAGATTCGGTATCTCCTACTCCTAGCGTTTCTATATCTCTAAGTAATTCAAATAGTATATCTTCTTCAGTCTCATCTCAAAGAACTTCAAGTGTTTCAGTTTCAAGTTTTGCGTCTATAAGTGTATCTCCTACTGGAACTCCAAGTTTATCAACTGCATCAACACCAAGTATAACTTCTGTTGTAAGTCCAAGCGTATCTGTAACTCCAAGTATAACTTCTTCTGTAACTCCAAGTATAACAACTACAACATCAATCACAAGATCTAAAACCAATTCTAAATCTTTAACAATGAGTGATTCAACTTGCTCCACACCTTCTCCTATTAATTTGTTTTTATCTCCTACTGATACTCCGTTATTTTTAATAACTGCCTTTCCTACACCTTCTTTGACTCCTTCTACCTCTATGAACTTAACTTTAGGTGGAGCTTCTGGAGGAGTTGAATTAGGAACAATTATGGGAGGAGTATCAGTTGGTATGGTTGGAGTAATGGGTGCTATTTTAGCCTTCCTTCATATTCCTCGTCCTACCTTTCTCCAAAACTTTCTCAAAAATCCTATCGGAAACATAACCAAACTTATGTCCGATATTAAGAATCCAACCAAGGCTATTCAAGATTTACAGGAAATGACACAAGATGAAGAACAACCAACAACTGTAAATGTAGATACAAATGTTGTAGTTGCTCCATCATTACCTGTTTTAAGTCAGGCTCAAAAGGTTATCGCACAATCATTCCGTAGTGTATCAGCACCACCAAAGAAAGCAACTTCTCCTGCACCAGAATCTAAAGTTTCTGTATCACAAACACCTCTATCTCCACCTCCTCAACCAAAAGTTCCAGTCTCTCCTACTCAACCTGTTTCTCAACCTAAAACACCTATAACTCCTCCTGTTCGCACAAATACAGTTCAACCACCTGCTCCACAAAAACCAAAACAAGATGATAAAAATCAAAAAGCAAAAATTGAACTTGACTTAAAAGATTTACCTGCTATTCAGGCTTACTTGAATTCTAAAAAGACACAACACAAAATCGTTAAATAATGTTTAAAGAATTCATTCTTAATAATATAAATCACAATGGCCGACAACTCTCATCTTTTGGACGACTTTTATGTAATCGCAGTCATGACAAATCCTGAACGATATAAAACTCGTCCACGTTTATTTAGTGAATTTCAAGCTCGTATGGAAAAGTATGGAGCAAAATTATTTGTTGTAGAAGGTGCCTTTGGTGATCGTGAATTTGAAGTAACAAATCCATTTGAATCTCGTCATATTCAAGTTCGCACAGATTCAGAACTTTGGTTGAAAGAAAATCTTATCAACATCGGTATTTCCCGTTTGCCTTCAAACTGGAAATATGTAGCATGGATTGATGGAGATATTGACTTTGTTCGTCCAGATTGGATGGAAGAAACCGTCCATGAACTTCAACATCATCCTGTTGTTCAACTCTTTGAAGATGCTGTTGATTTAGGACCCAATCACGAAATTATGACTACAACAAAAGGATTTGCATATTGCTACAAGAACGGTGTTTCACATGCAAATATTGTAAGCAAGGATGGAAAGACTGAAGACAAATATTACTACTACGGAGGAAAAGGTCTTTACTGGCATCCAGGTTATGCTTGGGCCGCTACTCGTGAAGCAATTAACACGATGGGTGGACTTTTTGATCACGGTATTTTAGGAGCAGGAGATCATCATATGGCTTGCTCTTTAATTGGTGAAGGAGAACGATCTATTCCTTCCGGTGTTCATTCAAACTATAAACACGCTGTTTTAGCCTGGCAAGAACGTGCTCTTCGTCTTCATAAAAATATTGGTTATGTAAAGGGTACTATTTACCATTTCTGGCACGGTAAGAAACGAGATCGCAAGTACAAGGACCGTTGGGCCATTCTAATTGATAACAAGGTCGATCCTACCAAGGATGTTCATAAAGATTGGCAAGGAGTTTGGTCTCTTTACCCGGGACACGAAGATCTTCGTAATCAATTACGCGATTATTTTCAATCACGCAATGAAGACAGTATTGATAAAGATTAAGCGTATCCATAACTTCGATGGTATGCTAAATTGATATAATAAATAAGTTTAGGTGTGTTTATGATTTCAGAAATAGCACATAATAAAACTCCTGCAATATCTTTACTTAATAAAGTAAGAGAATTGTATCGTGGCATATTATTGCGTAAACTTACTAAAATTAAAGCATATTTACCAGCAGCATTCTCTCCTCGGTTAGAATGCCACCAACGCATATCTTCGGCAAGTGTATTGACAAACACCATCATTTGCGGAAAATTTAATGAGATGAAATGTTGATGATGAAGTTCAAATTCGTGTTCGCGTAAAACTTGTGCTATACGCAACCACCAATTATCTCTTCGTTCAAGATCGTTCATAGGTCTTCTTTGTCCTGCGTGATAAAGAGGTAAGTTATGGGTTCTCCTATAGTTCCAAAGTTTTCTTAATCTCTTCATGTCTTGTTTGGATAGTAAAGTTCGTGTATACGGATTTTTAATATCTAATTCTTGTTGAGCCCATTGAAGCATAGATCGTTGATCGAACCACCATACTTTACCGTCTTCTTCTATAGCAAAATAATTATGTGGATGAACTTTATCCTTTTCTTCAACTGTAACTAAATCGTCATCATTATTACAGAGAGATCGTTTGAGGACACCAGGACCTGCTAAACGAATAGGAAGACGAGCAAGGAAACCTCTACATAATGCTTGAATTTTTATTATATTCTTTTGGAGAGATGGTTGATTCGCAATCCAAGTCTTTTTGTGCTTGCTCTTCATATGAACACCGCAAAAAGGAAGTTTGGATAATGCTCGCCGTTCGCATCTGTCCAAAGATAATTTATTTTTACATGCTAGACAACTCATTATATGATAAAAAGAATATGCTGTGAAAATAGAAACCTAAAACGGATCCGTGTTTGATCTAGAATATAAACAGTCCCCGAGGCATAAATAAAATGGTACAAGACAAAGCAACAATCTTACAAAATATCAAGGACTGGTTTAGCGAACGAGAAGAAATCTGGTGTGACAAATGGGACGACGAAATTGTAGCAGTGTATACTTACAGCGATTACGAAAAAAAATTAAAGGAAGATGTTGGATATTATGTTAATAACGGAAATGACTTTAGAGACTATGTTGATTACGCAATGTTTATATTTGACAAGTATAACCTTCCACTTCGAAGACTTACAATTGTATGTAGAACTTCAGATGGTAAGTTACATGAATTATTTGATATAGATGATGATTGGAGTGTTTATGATTATTACAAATTCTATTTACAAGCACCTCTTGATCAACTATTTATTGTTGAAAATTATAATGTTCGAGACTGTAGCGATTAATTAAACGGTTTCATTTTTACTTTTCATGTTTGGAACCCGACACGGAAATAAGAGCGCAAAACGGATCCACGGTAAATTAGAAAATACAATACCATAACCCAAGAAATAGAAATGTCCGCTCAATCCGTAGTCAACGTCTGCAAAATCAACGCAT